TAATTGAGTAAAATGCCATCCACCATTTTTTATGATCTTTAAATTACTAAATTTATTTAGTTCAGAAGGACTAAAGTTATCTGATCGTATTACTCTATAAAACTGAATATGTGGGTTTTCACGTATAACTGTACTAGTTTGTTTTAACCAATTACCGTAATATGTTGCGCCATCTGTTGATTTTTTATAGTTTGGAGTGTCTGAATATATGTTATTAACACGCTTTTTACCTTCGCCTGTTCCAGTATAATCAAACCCTAATATAAATATTTTTTGAGGAGTATGAGTAGTAGCTAAATGCAATGCTGTTGGTCCGCTACTCCAACCTTTTGACGGCTTAAAATAATTTAAACCTGCAATGTCTTTGTATGCTTTGTTAGTGTTTGTCCATACATTTTTATGTGTTAATTGATACTTTTTACGGGTAATTTCAAGTACCATTTTAACATCAACTGCTACCAAATAGTCCGGATCAAACTCTCTATACATTGCATTACAGGCATAGATTTTACCAAATTCCTTTAACTTTTCTACATCAATACCTTTGCGAGATGTGCCATTTCCTAGCACAAAACCATAGGTTTTATCAGTATGTTCGTTAGGTTTTGTTATAGGAGCCGGAGTAATACTAACTTCTTTTTCAAGTCTTCGTTTTGCTAATAGTGCTTTTATTTGTGTTTTTGTATATAAACTTTTATCAATTTTTGCCATTACACAGATACTTAGCTATCATTGAATTTTAAAGTTTAAACGCCGGCTGCTGCGGCTTGAGCTGCTATACCATACATCTGTCTAACAAAGTTAATTTCTTGTTCTTTTTCTCTGTTGTGTAATTCAGATGCTTTTCTAGCTCGATTTAACTGTCGTAATGTTAATCTAGTTTTTCTATTATCGTCAAGGTTTACTACGCTATCATCATATGTAGGATCATAGCGATCATCTTCTGTAGGAAGAAGTGTTTCTTTATCGTAGTAAAATAATTCTCTTAGTATCATATTATTATTTATCTTAAATTGTTTGATCTGTTGCCGGTGCTGCTCCACCGCCTAAGTCGCCGCCTGTAGCTGTCTCTGGTGCAGTTGCATCTGCTCCGCCTTCAACTGGGTCGTCGCCTGCAAGTTCATCTTCTGCTCCACCAAGGTCTGCGCCAATACCTGAAGAGCTAATGCCTACTCCTCTCATTTCGGCTGCTGCGTCTGCTGCTGATACATCTAAGTCTTCGTCATTTTCTTCTTTCCATAGACGTTCATTTTCTGCAATTTCTTCTGCGCTCATACCTAAGAAACGTTTCATTGCAAATCTATTTGAAACATAAGGTATAGCACTCATTTGTGTGTATGTTGGTACACGAGCGTTATCTAATTCTGATTGTCTATATGCTGCAAAGTTTTGTGGTGGTTCAAATTCTAAGTCAAACATATTAGTATCAATGTTTACTCCAGTTTCTAATAAGAAACGTTTAAACTCTTGATTTAAGTCTTCAACAATTAATCCTTGAAGTCTTTCGCAATATGTATTAAATCTTAATTCTTGAATGTAAGCAGTACCTACTCTACCGTCATTGTATGACGAACTTCCATCATCACCGCCTGTAGGCAAGTAGCTGCTAGGGATTCGTAAACCGCGTACGAGCTTATTAGTAAAATATCTAAGGTCATCAATTTCTCCAAGATTAGTTCCGCCTGGTAGTGTTTCAACTTTAGATCCACGTCCTTCAGCAGTTTGAGGGAAAAAGTAATCTTCGTTAATTGATAGAGGATTGTATGAGCTGTCTATAACATTCTGACCGCCTCCAGTCGCCGATGGGATACGTCTTTGATGTATTTCCGTTTTAACACGCTCCACAAATTGCATAGCAAGGTGTGAAGGCATATTGCCCACATCAACGTAGAATACTCTGCGCTCAGGCGCACGTTGGACACGATATATAATAATCGCATCTTCAAGCAATTCTTTTTGCTTGTATACTTTAAAAATTGTTTCTAATAATGAATTACCAAATGGATAATTATTATCTAATCCTTCACTTAGTGAAAGGTGTACTACGTGTTCTGCATCAATAGCAACTTCGCCATCTGCTAAACTAAATCTTGATCCTTGTGTAGATGCATTTTGCCCTACCATTCCTCTTGATCCACCTGTTGGGTTGTACTGCCCACCGTGTGGGTTAGTAATGTTACCATTAGTCATATGTGGAGTAGTAGCAACCATATCTTTAAAATTAAAGTTAATATTTTTAATAATATATTGTTCAGGCTTTTTGCCTTCACTTTCATTAACAATAATTCTAGAAACGTTTGCAGGATCTACGTGAAATAGTTTTTTAGTTTCTGGATCTCTTACAAAAAACTGATCACCATATTTGAATACATTTCTTAAAACACGAAACATACGTGTTTCAAAGTTTTGTATTTTATTCCATTGCTTTAAGTATTGGCCTAAAATTTGTACTTCTGAATTAGTAGCCATTTTATTAAAATTAAAAGTAAAATTTGTACTGTTTTGATCATTCTTCTGTGTGCAAAATTCAGCAAGAATATCTAGTGCTGCATTTACTTCACTATCCATATCCATAGTGTTATAATGTCCGTAACGATCAACACGATTAGGTGATCCTACATACACATCAGGCAAGTAACTCGAATAGTTTGATCTTGCTGGTCCTGGTTGACTACCTCCGCGAGGTCCGCCCATCGGTCCATATGTTCCTGAAACATTGTCACCCGTTTCAACTGGTGTAAAATATTTTTTCCAACTCATCTACTATCCTAATCCTTTAAATAGGTTACCTGATAATCCACCTAATGATTTCAGTTGCTTAGATGCAACTTTATTGCCCTTCATTAGTTCGCCTGTCATACTTCCCATAGTAGTATTTAACTGTTCTGAGAAATCTTTCATCATATCCTGGCCGCCATTTGCTTTAAATGACTTTTCGAAATCTGTGCCCATTTTTTCTAAACTTGCTGCTAAGCCTCCAAATGATGCTTGCATTTGTTGTGGGCCTTGGTCTGCTCTAACGTTTTTCATTGCTCCGCTAATATTAGAAGCTACTGAATTTATCATTCCGCTAACGTTTCCGCCACTAGTTGCTTTTTGTGCGGCACTACTAAGTTGTTCAAGCATAGCGTGAAAGTCAGTATTGTTAATAATACTTCCTGCTTCTTTGCTTGCAAATAATTCAGGTCCTTGTTCACCTACCATATATAAACTACTTGCATTAACCGGACCGCCTTTGGCTCTTGGTGGAATAGATGCGTTTACAACTGTCATTTCTTGAACAGTCATCTTAGCTGCATCAAGTGTAGTTTGTACGTCTGGCACACTTGTCATACCTGCTTCTTTAACAATCATTCCCATATTACGAGCTAATGTTGGGTCGCCGCCAGTATCTGTTACAGATTGTTTTACGATTTCGCCAATTTTAGCAATATCACCAGGTGAGTCTGTTAGATTTTTAATTGCTTCAGCAGTAGTAATGCCATCTGCTTTGGCTTGTTTCTCAATGTTTTCAAGAACTTTCAGCTGTAATTCTAAATCACCTAAACTAGAAAGAGCTGTAGCTAATGCTGCAACTGCGTTTTTATTGCCACCCTCCATTGCATCAATAGCGGCGGTAAGTTTTTCTTGTTGCGCCGGAGTAATTTTTGTGTCAGCTGGATTGTTTGTTGATGATGGTGCAGTGCCAGTTCCTGCTAAATCTTTTAATGGACCAAATATTTCCATATCTGATCTCTTCATATTTTCTAAGTTTCCTGCTAGACCTTCTAAGCCTGCTGTGAATTTTCTCATTGCACCATTTTGACCAATTAGATCATCATTAATAACTGCACCTAGATCACGTAATGCCTTTTCACCATTGATTACAGTTGAAGTTACTGGCTCTCTAGCTTTTTGCTCTTCGTCTGACATTGTTCTCAATTTTGCAATTGCTGCTTCTCGAGTTATGCCTTCTTTGTCTTGAAGTGCTTTAACACTGTCTGAATAAGTTCCAGCGGACACTAACATATTAGCGGCTGCATCAGCTGTTGAGTTGCCCATTCCACCTAGTGTTGCAATTTGTAGGAAGTTAGGATCTTGTACTCTTGCAGCAATAGCTGAATTAAAATTACCAATGCTAGATCGCATACCATCAATACCGCCAGGTCCTTTAGCAGTATTAACCATAGCAGTTAAATCGTGGAAGGCTGGACCTAGTGCTACGGCTGCTTGTCTACCTTCTTCGCTAACTACTGTACCTTTAGTAAAAATGTCTTCTACTGCTGCTAGTGCGCCTGGACCAGCTTTAGCTGCTTCAGCTAGTGCTAGTTTCATTTTTTGTGCAGCTTCTTTATTACCACTTGCTTCAAGCTGACGTATCTTAGCATCTACTTGACCTTTGCGCATACGGTCGTTAGTTTCTTTTTCTAACTCTTTTCGGTTCATCCCCGTAATTTTTGCAATCTTATCCATTTCGGTACTCATTGCAACCATTGCTTTAGCTGCTGTACCATCGCGCATTTGTTCTTCAGTGTATGCACGTCTGTTTCTTATCATAAACTCTGCAAGGTCTTCGTTTACTTCTTCAAACGTCATACCTAAATTTAATAAAGGAGTAGCTGTTCCTTCATCAAACATTTGTTTACTAGCTGCTACAAACTTTTGTGCTCCACTAGTAACTGTGCCGCCAAATGCTGCAAATCCTTGTGTATTATTAGAAACAATTCCTGCAAACTCGTCAAGTGATAATCTTGATTGAGCTGCACTATTTTTCATTTCTAAAATGTCATTATTAAATGATGCACCGCTTCCTGATAGTGTTCTAAATGTATCAACACCTGATTCTGCTGCTTTGATTAAATGAGCTGCACCATCTGTAACTTTTGATAGACCTTTACTAACTGCACCAAATGCTCCAGGAACATTATCACCTAATGACTTAGTTACATCTTGGAATACTTTAGCACCATCAGATATTCGTGCTTGTGAGCTAAAGACTGTATTACCGAATTTAAGCAGAGACATTCCTGCATCGCCTGCAATATTACCTGCAATTCCAAATGCTTTTCCTGCTCCGTCTGCAGATTTATTAAATGCATCTGCGTTAGCTTGCGTACCGCTTGCTACTGCTGATAAATCGCCACCAAAGGACCTTAATGTTGAGTCTTTAGCAAGTTTGTTAAGTTCTGCAATAATAGCTTGGGTATCTATATCAGCCAATTTTATTCTCCGGTTTTTATAGTGTTATAAATAAACTATATAACTTATTTATCGGAAGAGGAACTATGGAAAATAATCCACTACAAAAGTATTATAGACAACCAAAGATTTACCTTGATTTACCATCAAAAGGCAAATTTTATCCAATGGGTGCTATAGACGGTGATCCTTCTAAGCTACCAGTGTTCGGTATGACTGCAATGGACGAAATTATGTTTAAGACTCCGGATGCATTATTTAACGGAGAAGCTACAGTTAATGTTATCAGAAGTTGCATTCCAGGTATTTTACACCCCTGGGCAATGCCTCAATTAGATGTTGATGCGTGTTTAATTGCAATTAGAATTGCAACATATGGTGAAAAATTAGAAACTACTTTTACTTGTACTTCCTGCGGTGAAGATAATAAATTTGATTTAGATCTAACTAAGTCGTTAGAATATTATCTTTCTTTAGATTATGAAGATCAAATTATTGTAGGACCTATGATGGTTACTGTTAGACCGCTAACATATAAAGAAGCTACTGACATTAATACAAAAAGTTTTGAACTAAGACGTCAATTGTATAATGTTTCAAATATAGAAGATGAAGAACTAAAAAATCAATCACTAAACGAAATTTACAAAAAAATTGCTGATCTAAGTGGCGTAGGGTTTACTACTGCTATTTCAAAAATTGAAGTAGAAGATTCAATAGTTGAAGACCCAGCTTACATTAAAGAATGGCTTAAAAATAGTGATAAAGAATTTTTTGATAGTATTAGGTCGCACTTAGAGAAGAATAGTGAAAAGTGGTCATTAAGGTCGCAATCAGTTAATTGTATTAGTTGCGATAAAGAAAATAAAGTATCATTTGGCTTGGATAATTCGGATTTTTTCGTGAAACGCTGATCCCATTGCCGGAATCTGACATTATTTCGTTAATTAAACAATATGAAGGCGAAGTCAAACAACTCAAAGACGAAGTTTAT